AGGGCCTGCCTGTCCGTATGAATCCCAGAGGCCCGTCGGGAGGCGATTGAGTTGCCGATCGCTGGACGGAAGCCGAAGCCTGAGGGGCAGGCACGGAACCGCACGAAGCCGACGATCGACTGGACCGAGGTCGTCGACGCGCCCTTCGCCGGCAAGCGCCCTGAGCTGCCGAAGAAGCGGCGCGTGCTGCTGCAGTTCGGGGAGACGAAGGACATCAAGCTCCACGACCTGACCCGCGAGTGGTGGGAGACGGTCTCGACGATGCCCCACTGCACGCTGTGGACCGAGTCGGACTGGCGTTTCGCGCTGTCGACGGCGCTCGTCGCGGATGCTTTCCACTACGGACACACGCCGTCGGCGACTGAGCTCGCCCGGCGCGAGAAGGTGCTCGGCACGACGGTCGACGCTCGCCGCGACCTGCGCATCAAGTACGTCGCGGCGCCCAGCGAGCAGGTCGACCCTGCCGGGGTGACGAAGCTCGATGACTACCGCGACCTCTGACCTACTCCTGCCCGGCTACTGGGTCGACGAGCCGTCGGGCGCGTGGTGCACGCTGCCTTGGCCGACTGACCCGGAAGAGCGGATGGCGCTGGTTCGCTCGAGCCTGGGCCCGCAGATCATCGACTGGTCTGAGGGGCGCACAGACGAGCCGGGCCTGATCCACTACATGACGGGCGATGACTGGCGTTGGACGCCGGGCCAGAAGCGCTTCCTGATCCTCTGGTACCACGTCAGTCCGGACGGGCGGTTCACGTACCGCTCGGGTGTGAAGCGTGGCGCCAAGGGCACGGGCAAGGACCCGATGGCGGGCGGCATGTGCAACACCGAGCTCTGTGGCCCGGTCGAGCTGTACGACTGGGACGACAAGACGGGCCGGCCGATCGGTCGCCCTCGCGGGTTCCCGCTGGTGCAGGTGCTGTCCAACTCGGAGGCGCAGTCGAAGGACGTGCTTCGCGTGGCGAATGCCATGTGGGGTGCGGAGGCTCGCGAGTTCTACGGCCTCGACTGTGGCGAGACGCGCACGATCATCAAGGGCTCGGGCGCTCGGTTCGAGATCCCGCCGTCGTCTGAGTCGTCCGGTGAGGGTGACCCGGCGACGTTCGTCGCGCTGAACGAGTCGCACCACATGACGGAGTCCAACGGCGGCAAGCGCGTGGCGGCGATGGGTCGCCGCAACGTTGCGAAGTCGCCGGCGTCGATCCAGGCTCGTGTCTGCGAGTTCACGAACGCTCACATCCAGGCCGGTGCGTCGGTCGCCGAGGACTCGTTCACGGCGTGGCAGGCGCAGCAGGCCCCGAAGTACCGCGGCAAGCGGGACATCCTCTACGACTCGATCGAGGCGCCCCCGGGCACTGACATCCTGACCGCCGAGGGTCGCATGGCTGGCCTCCGGGCCGCGTACATGGACGCGGCGTGGGGCGACCTCGAGCGCCTGTCCGACGAGATGATGGACGCGCGCACGTCGGTCGCCGACACGATCCGGTTCTACCTCAACGGCCTCGCGGCCGAGGAGGATGCGTGGGTCGACCCGACGACGTTCGACGGCCTCGCCCGTAGCGGCGAGGTGCTCGCGGACGGTGAGCAGATCGCGATGTTCCTCGACTGCTCGAAGTCTGAGGACGCGACGGGCCTCGTCGGCTGCCGCATCTCCGACGGGCACGTCTTCGAGCTCGGCGGGTGGCAGCGTCCGCACGGTCACCGCGGGAAGGACTGGCTGGCCCCTCGCGGCGAGGTTGATGCTGTGGTGCGCTCGACGTTCGAGCGGTTCACGGTCGTCTGGTTCGGGGTGGACCCGTCGCCGGCTCGTGATGACGAGACTGAGGCGCTCTACTGGGGTCCGACGATCGACCAGTGGCATCAGGACTTCCGCGAGCGCCTGCCGGTCTGGGCTACGCCTGGCGCGAACGGCAACTCGGTCCTGTTCGACATGCGCCTGCAGACCCCTGGCGGCGCGCGCCGGAACGAGCTCTTCACGGAGTCGGCGATGGCTACGGCTCTCGCGATCGACGAGGAGAAGAGCCTGACGCATGACGGCTCGGCGATGCTGCGGATGCACGTCCACAACGCCCGCCGACGCGGGAACAAGTGGGGCGTCTCGCTCGGCAAGGTGACGCGCGACTCGAACAAGCTCGTGGACCTCGCGGTCTGCATGGTCGGCGCCCGCCTGGGTCGCCGGCTGTTCCTCAACTCTGGCAAGTCGATCCAGCCGAAGCGAAGCGGAAAGGTGTGGTGAGCGTGCTCAGTCAGGCCAGCGTTGTCGAGCTCGCTCGCGAGACCCTGATCCCGCAGTTCGTCAAGGAGCGCGCCCGCGTCGACGCCCTCGACCTCTGGGTCCGTGGGATGGGCGAGGACGTGCCCCTGCCGCGCAAGGCGAACGCCGAGCACCGCAAGCTCGCCGAGCTCGCCCGCACGCCGCTCCTGGGTCTCGTGGTCACCACCACGGCTCAGGCGCTCTTCGCTGACGGCTACAAGTCGCCCGACGCGGCCACCGACGCCGCTGCGTGGACGACGTGGCAGGCCAACGACCTCGACTTCCGCCAGTCGGCCCTCCACCGCGGCGCGCTCGGTCATGGTCTGGCCTACGCCACGGTCATGCCGGGCGTCGATCAGGACGGGCCCCGCTCGGTCATCCGTGGCATCTCGGCGCGCAAGATGCTCGCCGTCTATGCGGACCCGGCCGAGGACGACTGGCCGATGTACGCGCTGCGCGTGGACACCTCGGGCAGCAAGAGGATGCTTCGCGTCGTCGACGAGGAGGCCGTCTACTTCCTCTCGGCCGACGGCGACTTCGGCGACGTCCAGTACCTCGATGACCGGGTCCACGGCTCCGACGTCTGCCCGGTCGTGCGCTATGCCAACATGCTCGACCTCGACGGGCGTGCGGACTCGGACATCGAAGACCTGATCCCGCTCGCCGGCCGCTACAACAAGACGGTCTATGACCGGCTCCTCACGCAGCACTTCAACTCGTGGAAGGTCCGCACGATCGCGGGCCTGCAGGAGTTCGCCCCGGACGAGGCGACCGCCGAGCGCAAGAAGCTGAAGCTCGCGCAGGACGACATCCTGATCGCCGAGGACGCCGACACGAAGTTCGGCACCCTCGACGAGACGCCCCTCGACGGCTTCATCAAGGCTGGCGACTCCGACCTCGAGACGCTGTCCGTCGCCGCGCAGGTTCCCTCGACGGCACTGTCCGGCAAGGTCGCGAACCTGTCCGCCGATGCGATCTCCGAGCTCCGTGCGGGCCTGACGCAGAAGGTGTTCGAGCGGCAGATGTCGTTCGGCAAGTCCCATGCGCAGGCTCTCCGTCAAGCTCACATCCTCGAGACCGGTGAGGCTCCCGAGGTCGAGGCGCGCATGACGTGGCGCGACATGCAGCCGCGCACGATGGCTCAGGTCGTCGACGCGCTCGGCAAGGCCGTGCAGATGCTCGAGGTGCCCCCGCGGGCAGTGTGGCACCTCATCCCGGGCGTCTCGAAGTCCGACGTGAGCGACTGGAAAGACGAGTCGGCCACGGCGCAGGCTCGCGCGGCACGTCAGGGCATCGCTCAGGCTGCAGCTGCGGCTCGGGCGAACGGAACGGTGGCAGGGCTGAACGGTGCCGGCACAAGCGCTGGTTGAGGCGCACCGGCAGGAGGTCGCTGACGTCGTCGCGGTCGCCCAGGCGGACCTCGTCGAGTCGTGGCCGACGCTGCCGCTGGACGACGCGAAGGCGTCGAAGGCGCGTGCGTCGTCGCTGTTGACCGAGCTGCTGCAGACCTACGGTCCGATGGCGGCCGGCGCTGGCGCGGACTGGTACGGCGAGGCCCGCGCCGAGGCCGGCACTCGTGGCTCCTACTCGCCACGGCTGGACGTGCCGGTCATCCTGAAGCAGATCGACACGAACGTCGGCTGGGCGCTGTCGCCGCTCTACGGCGACGCCGAGCCGGACCTGGCACTCTCGAGAATGGCCGGCGTCACGCAGCGCCTCACGGCGAACGCCGACCGGGCGACGATCCTCACGAACGTGCGCCGCGACCCGGCCGGCGTCCGCTGGTATCGCGGGACGTCGGCGAAGTGCTGCGCGTTCTGCGCGATGGTCGCGAGCCGTGGCGCCGTGTACCGCTCGGAGCAGACCGCCGACTTCAAGGCGCACAACAGCTGCCACTGCTTCCCGGTGGTCCTCTTCCCGGGCGACGCGCACGAGCTGCCGTCGTACTACAAGGACTTCCGCGACGAGTACGAGACGGCCGCCGAGAAGGTCGCCGCCGACGGTGGCAAGCGCACCCAGAGTGCCGTGCTGCGCGAGTGGCGCCAGCAGACCGGCCGCCACTGAGACTTCCCGCCCCGGAGGCGTGGATGGCACCACCTAAGAGACGACGATCCCTGGAGGGTCCATGTCTGAGCAGGACACCCAGCCCGAGGAGACGCAGGACGTCACCGAGGACACCACCGACGCCGACACCACTGACGCCCCGGAGGCGGACGAGGACGCGGAGCCGGACTGGCGCAAGAACTTCGACCCCGAGAAGGCTGACGCTCGCATCAAGAAGCTGCAGTCCGAGGCGAAGAACCTGCGCGAGCGCACCAAGGCGGCCGAGGAGAAGGCCACTGGTGTGGACGAGAAGGACACGCGCATCACGGGCCTGGAGGCCAAGGTGCTGCGCTACGAGGTCGCGTTCGACCTCGGACTTCCCCGCGAGCTGGCCGACCGGCTCAAGGGCAACACCAAGGACGAGATGCTCGCCGACGCTGAGGCGCTGGTGAAGCTCGTCGGCGGACCCAAGACTTCCGCGTCGCGCAAGCCCTCCGAGGCGCTGCGTGGCGGCGGCGGCGCTGCCGGGGACGCCGAGCCCGTTGAGACCGATCTCACGAAGATCGGCGAACGGATGTTCAAGCGCTGAACCACCCCGCACGGGACCGCCACGGTCCTCGCTCGCGGCAAACCCAACCTGACCTAGGAGGTCACCGTGGCGAACGTCCTTTACACCCCTCGCGACGCTGCGCGTTCCACGCTCGCAGCGCTGCGCTACCTGACGGTCCTGCCGCGCACCGTGCGCCAGGACTTCTCGCAGGAGTTCGTCGCCGGCCGTGGCCGGACCGTCGACATCGTCCTGCCGTCGACCGTCGGCTCCTCGCGCTCCTACACGGACGCGAACCGCACGGCTCGCGACGCGATCGTCTTCGATGACATCGCCCAGGCGACCATCCCGGTCACGATGGACACGCAGGTCTACAAGGCCGTCCGCCTGCCGGACGACTTCGCGACCTTCACGCTCACGAGCCTCGAGCAGCAGGTGCTCCGCCCGCAGGCCGAGTCGGTCGTCGATGGCGTCACCGCGCCGCTCCTCGCCGTCATGAACGCGGTCGCCACCGCCCCCACCACGGGCGCCGGCAAGGTCCCCGCGCTCCTCGCGGACGGCTCGAACGCCCTGCAGGTGCTCATCGCCATGCGCGCCGTGCTCAACGCGAAGAAGGTCCCGTTCACGGACCGCTTCCTCGCGCTGACCCCCGCCGCCGAGGCTGCGATCCTGTCGCTGCCGCAGCTGCAGAAGGTCAACGAGTCCGGCACCGACGGCGTGCTCCGTGAGGCGACCCTCGGGCGCCTCTTCGGCTTCACCATCGTCACCGACCCCGGCCTGACGAAGTCCGTCGCGTACCACCGCGACGCCTTCGCCCACGTCACCCGCCCGAGCAAGCAGCCCCAGGGCGCTGCGTTCTCGGCGACGGTGGCGCAGGACGGGTTCGCGCTCCGCTGGATCCAGCACTACAACCCGCTCCAGCTCGAGGACCAGTCCGTCGTCGACACGTTCGTCGGCGCGAAGACCCTCGACGCGAACCGCGCGGTCGCCATCGCTGACCCCGCCTGATCGGAGCTCTGACATGCCCACACTGCCCCCGCTCGCGACCGTGGCCGACCTGGCTGCTCGCGCTGGCGACACCATCGACGCTGCGGACCCGCAGGCGGGGGCAGTGCTGGACATGGCTTCGGCGCTGGTCCGGGCCTACGTCGGGTCGAGCCTCGTGCCCGAGCCGACGCCGGACCCCCTCGTCTTCCCTGACGCGGCCGTGCAGGTCACGGTCGACGTCGCCTACCGCGTCTGGACGAACCCGGACGCGCTCGTCGCTGACGGCATCGACGACGCGACTCGCCGCTGGTCCGATCGGGCCGGAGACGGGTTCTACCTGACCGCGGCGAACAAGATGATCCTCGACAGTCTTCGCACGCCGGCCAGCAACGGCGGGCTGTGGACGCTGGGGACGACCCGTGGCGATGACTACCTCGACACGATCTACGTGCCGACCGGCCCGCCCCCTTCCGGCTACCCGTTCCCCTGGTATGCCGCCGACGACCCGCTGATCCAGTGAGGGCGGCCACGGCAGCGGGCCGGCGCCGCGCCGAGTCGCTGATGATCGACGCGTGCCGGATCACCCGCCCCGGCGAGGGTCGCGGCCCGTGGAACGACGAGATCGACGACTACGACCCCGCGCCGCGCGTCACTGCCTATGAGGGCAAGTGCCAGGTGCAGGAGCGTGACACGCAGGAGAACGCCGCGATCGCGGGTGAGGCTGACCTCGACACGCAGCGGTACACGGTGAAGCTGCCGGTGGCGACGTCGACTGGTGTCCGCAAAGACGACGAGGTCGAGATCACGTTTGCGGCGCTGGACCCTGACCTGCTCGGCAGGAAGTTCACGGTGGGCGCCCTGCATCACAAGACTTACGCGACTGCGCGTCGCCTTCCCTGCGTCGAGGTGGTGTGACATGGGTGCTGATTCTCGGAGCATCCGCGGCGAGATCGCCCGCCTGAACCGTGCCGTGTCGCAGTTCCCGGTGCAGGCCCGCGCGGTCATGCACGTGGACGGTGCGGCGTTGAAGAAGACGTTGCAGGCTGAGGCGAAGGGTGTCGGTCACGCGCCGGGTCTGCCGGCTGCGATCACGTTCGAGTCCGGTTCGGGCGCTGAGCTGTTCTACGAGGCTGGCCCGGTTGAGGGTGGTGCTGGTTCGCTGGCGCTGCTCTACTTCGGCAACAGCAAGACGGGCGCCCGCCTGAAAGACCCGCGGTTCGCGCTGGAGCGGCAGGCGCAGGAGACGGACCGGAAGCTGCTGGCGCTGGTGGAGCGTCTCGGATGATCGACGTCCACGCGCACGCTGACGCGTTCATGGCTGCCCTCGTGGCGCGCGGTGTCCGCGTGTACGACTCGGGCGCCGGGAACAAGCCCGACGGCTCCTACGAGACGCCTGTGGCGCCGTATGCGGTGGTGTTCACCGACGCGGGCATCCGCTCGTCGGTGTCGGTCGCTGATGGGCAGGACGAGCGGGCCGAGTTCGACGTTGATGTCTACTCGGTGGGCACGTCCCCGAGGTCTGCGCGGTCGGTCCGGTCGAAGGTGCTGGATGTCGTCGGCGCCGAGCTCGCTGTCGCCGGTCGTGTGGTGCGGGTGCGGTCGGTGTTCTCGGACCAGATCAAGCCGGACCGTGACGACCCGCGCACTGCCCTGTATGAGGGCCGCGACGGTTTGACCGTCGACTCGCTCAAGGCGTGACCGTCTGAGCGTCCCATATTCGTGCCCTCGTCTGGGGGTGCGCCCGGCCTGCACGTCCGTGCACGGTCCATCTCCCCATTCAAGGAGGGCCATTCACATGGCGATCGAGAACCCGGACCTGGTCGTGGCATACCACCAGGTCAGCGGCGAGTCCCGCGAGGTGCCCAGTCACTGGCTCGGCGCGCACTCGCCTTTCCCCGGCCAGTGGGCCAAGTCCGAGCCGTCCGCGGCTGACAAGCGCGCCGCCGAGAAGGCGATCGCATCCGACTCCACGAAGGAGAAGTGACCGATGGGTCTCTCACTCGCTGACGGCCGTATCAAGCTGTCGATCATGTCGGTGAAGCCGGCGAACCCGCTCTCTCCGACGGTGACGGAGCTCGAGGCCGGCATCGACGCGGCCATGCGCATCCTGTCGTCGGACTTCAAGCTGGGGCCGACTGCCTCGGACACGGTCGACGAGAAGCCGGTCGGCGCCGAGGGCAACGTGAAGGTGCTCACGACGAGCAACTACGAGGGCAACCTGACGCCGTTCCGCTACTTCGACGGGACCGGCAAGGCCGAGACCGGCACGGGCGGCGAGATCGGCGACAACGTCTTCCAGGCACTGAAGGTCAAGGGCTCCCGCGTGTGGATCGCGAAGCGGTTCACGTCGAAGAAGTCGACGGATGCGTGGGCGTCGGGTGACGAGGTCGAGGTGTACGAGGTCGTGACGGACAACGCCGTCGCAGCTGAGGCCACCGGCTACATCAAGTTCAACACCCCGGTCACCGTCGAGGACGCGTGGCTGAACGGCACGGTCGCGACTGGCGCCTGAGCCTCCCCCTGAACCTTGCTCGGCCCCGGTCTGTCACGGGTCTTCGGGGCCGAGCAAGTCAAGACCCGTGCAGACCCGTGGCCAGTAGGAGCATCATGCCCAAGCCTTCCCCGAACTTCGACGCGTGGCTCGAGGGCCTCGGCGCCGTCGAAGCCGACCACGTCTTCACGCCCGTCGGCAAGCAGTCTGCGGCGATGACGCGCCTGCTCGTCGAGCGCGCCGCCATCCTCGAGCAGGCCGCCACGGGTGGCGTGTCCAGCGACGTCGAGGGCGCCATCGGCGAGTCCGGCGTCGCAGAGGTCGAGCGTGCTGTCGGCGAGTCCTACAGCGAGACCCTCGACGACATCGACGCCCGCATCGCGGAGCAGCTCGAGAAGGACCACCCGGACGCGCCCCGCTTCAAGCTGCGCGGGCTGTCCGACGACGACTTCACGCAGGTGCAGGAAGAGCTCGAGAAGCTCACGCTGCGCAAGGGCGCGAAGTGGACTGACCAGCAGCTCCGCGTCGAGGCGAACCTGCGGTTCGTGCAGCGCGCGGTCGTCGAGCCGGCGATCACACTCATGGACGCCCGGACGCTGCACAAGCGCCTGAACCGTGGCGAGTGGGCGCGGCTGCTGTCGCACGTGACGCGCCTGGCGAACCTCGACGCCGAAGCGACTGACCTCCCAAACTGATTCAGCACCTTCGCTCCCCGGAAGGGTCAGCCCTCGCTCTCGAGTTGAGGGTGGCCCGGGAGTGGAAGGTGCCTCACTCGACACTGATCCGTGAGTGGACGTCGCGTGACCTGTCGTTGGCGATGGCTGACCTGCTCGCGCGTGACGACGTCGGCCGGTGCGGGCATCCACACAGCGAGTCAACGAAGCCTGAGAACCATGACCGTTACGAGGTCCGCGCTGATGTGGTGTGCGGCGCGTGCAGGGCTCACGCCCAGTACGTTTCGTCGCACGACGACGTCCCGCCCGGGGTGCTGCTGCGGGTCGTGGACATGCGCGACGGCGTGAGCGGCGAAGAGGACACCGCGTTCGGTCCGCAGTTCGACTAGATGCCCTTGAGTGCCGGGAGGTGCTCGGGGCACTGGCCGGCGACGGACGCGCTGATGAGCGCGGTGACTTCGACGGTGGAGCCGAATCCGCGGCGGACGAGGTCTGATCGGACGGCGAGGATGCCGGTCGGTGTCGGGTCGTGCGCGACGAGTTCGCACGTCGTCACCATCATCTGCTCGGCCTGGGCGACGGTCGCATCTGGCACGACGGTCTGCACGAGCGCCACGGAGCGCGTGTGCGCGTTGTCGGTGGTCGACGCCACAGGCGCCGCCTCCGTGGCTGCTGTGCAGCCTGTCGCGGTCATGACTGCGACGGCGAGCGCTACCCCTGCGGCGATCCTCATGCAGCCCAGTGTGCCCGACATGCCCCCTTGATACATCCCGAACCCTGCAAGGAGGCCGGTCCGTGGCTACTCGTTCCGTGTCGGTCCGGTACTCGGCGTCCGTGGGGCAGCTCGTCTCGGAGCTGAACCGCGCCGCACAGGCGAACGCCGACCTGGCGGATTCTGCGGAGGATGCCGGCAAGAAGATCGACAAGATGGCCCTTGCCGGCAGCGCGATCGCGTTCGGCCTCGGCATCGCCGTGGCGAAGTTCGCCGAGTTCGATGCCGCGATGTCGGGCGCGCAGGCGGCCTCGAAGGCCACGGGCACTGAGCTGAACAACATGCGCGATGCCGCGGTGAAGGCCGGTGCGGACACGCAGTATTCGGCGACTGAGGCCGCGAACGCGATCACGGAGTTGTCCAAGGCCGGCGTGTCGACGGCGGACATTCTGAGCGGTGGCCTGACGGGCGCCCTGAACCTCGCTGCGGCGGGTCAGATGGACGTCGCCGACGCTGCCGAAACGGCGGCCACTGCCATGACGCAGTTCGGTCTCAAGGGCGATCAGGTCAACCACATCGCCGACCTGCTCGCGGCTGGCGCCGGCAAGGCTCAGGGCTCCGTCGATGACATGGGGCAGGCGCTCAAGCAGGCTGGTCTCGTCGCGAACCAGACTGGTCTGTCGATCGAGGAGACCACGGCCGGCTTGACTGCGTTCGCCTCCGCTGGCCTCGTCGGCTCCGACGCTGGTACGTCGATGAAGTCGATGCTTCAGCGCCTCACGCCACAGTCAGAGGAAGCGGCTGGGCTCATGCGGGAGCTCGGCATCTCGGCGTATGACGCGTCGGGCAACTTCATCGGCCTCGAGAAGTTCGCCGGGAACCTACGTTCGTCACTGCAAGACCTCACCCCGGAACAGCGAAACTCGGCGCTGGCGACGATCTTCGGGTCGGATGCTGTGCGTGCCGCGTCGGTGCTGTACGAAGAGGGCGCCACAGGCATCGCCAAGTGGACGAACGCCGTGGACGAGCAGGGCTTCGCCGCGAAGCAGGCCGCGACCCTGACGGACAACCTGAACGGCGACATCGAGCGCTTCACGGGTGCGCTTGACACCAGCCTCATCCAGGCTGGTTCGGGTGCCAATGATGTTCTGCGCACGCTGGTTCAGACCGGCGAGGGCGTGGTGACCATGATCGGCACCGTTCCCGGTCCGGTGCTGTCCGCTGTCGGCGCGTTCGGCGCGCTGGTGCTGATTGGGCCGAAGGTCGGCGCGCTCGCGGCTACGGCCATCGCCCCGCTCAGTGCTGGTCTCAACACGTTCCGCTCCCGCGCCGCGCTCGCCTCCGCGGCCGCGCTCGGTTATGGCGCCGCGGCCCAAGGTGCTGGAACCCGCTCGCTCACGGCTGCGCAGCGTGTCCGCGTGCTGGGTGCGGCGATGGGTGGCCTGAAGGGCGCCGGTGCTGGCGCGATGGCTCTGCTTGGTGGCCCGTGGGGCGTGGCGCTGCTCGCGGCGACCGCTGGCATCACCATGTGGGCGCAGGGGCAGGCTGACGCACGAGCCGCGGCTGACGCGCTGTCGGAGACGATCGACAAGCAGACGGGCAAGTTCACCGACTCCTCACGCGAGACGGTCATCTCCGCGCTCCTTGGCGACCTTTCGCCCGAGGATCAGACGCTCCTTCAGGGCCTCGGCGTCGACTTCAACTCCCTCGCTGACGCGATGCTCAAGGGTGGCCCTGCCGCAGATCAGGCGCGGGCGAGTCTCGTCGCGCTGATGGATGAGCACCAGGCCGGCCTCGGGTTCCTTTCCTCGGAAGGACGGGCGACGGAGGGCCTGCTCCGGTCTTACGACCGGCAGAGCGAGGCCGCCGCCACGGCCGCGATCAAGCAGGAAGTCCTCAACAGGGCGCGCAACAGCGCAGCCGCCGCCGACTCCAACGGCGCGCAGTCTGCTGCTGCTGCGGAGCGTGGCATCACTGGCGTCGGGAACGCCGCCGCTGACGCCACGCCGAAGGTCGACGCCGCTCAGGCCGCGACGGACCGCATGAACGGTCTGCTGGCGAAGCTGGGCGCGAAGTCGGAAGAGGCTCTGGCGCAGATCGACGGGCTGTCGCAGGCGCTCGACCTGCTCGGTGGCGGCACGCGTGCTGTGGCTGCGGCGACGGACGCTCAGGCTGCGAGCATCGACAAGGTCAAGGAGGCCGCCGAGAAGGCGGCCGAGGCGACCAAGAAGAAGACCGACAAGGACTACTCGTCTGCCGAGAAGGCCCGTGACGTCGCGGAGGCTAACCGGACCCTGCGTGCGTCGCTGCGTGACGTGGCGACGGACACGCTGACGCTGATCGACAAGCAGCAGGCGCAGAACGCGTCGGTGGGCACGTTGACGGCGTCGTACAACCGTGGCCGTGCCGCGATTGAGACGCAGCTCAAGGCTCAGGGCTTGCACGGTGCGGCGTTGCAGCGTGAGACGGACAAGATCATCGGCACCCGCTCGAACTTCGAGAAGCTGCTGGGGGTCTACAAGCAGACACCCGGGCAGGTCGCGACGACTGTCAAGGCGAACGGGACCGCGACTGCCGCGGAGAACGTCCGCATGGTCATCCGCACCATCAACGGCGTGCCGACGCTCGTGCCGGTCTACATCTCCGTCACGTCGAACGCGTTCGCTGCGGTCCGGGCCGCGAAGTCAGCCATCTCCAGCATCGCAGGGTCGGTCATCGCGGGCGCCACAAAGAAGGCGACTGGCGGTCCGGTGTTCGGTGCCGGCACAGCCACTTCGGACAGCATCCCGGCGTGGCTGTCGAACGGTGAGCACGTCCTCACCGCGGCCGAGGTTGACGCCGCGGGCGGGCACGGCGCGATCCTGCGCATGCGGAAGGCCATCAAGACTGACGGTCTGAAGTTCGCGCAGGGTGGCGCGGTCGGCTTCCCCGGCCTCACCCCGGGCGCCTACGCGACGGGTGGCGCGGTCCGGGCGCCGCTGGACTCGTTCTACAGCGACTACGTCCAGTCGCTCGGCGAGCAGGTCACGGCAGCGATCCTGTCTGGTCTGCGCACCGCCGCGAGCAAGGCCGTGTCGGACCTGTCGCTGACGCAGAAGTCCGCGGCTACCCGGCGCGCCAACACGGCCACGACGCTCCGTCAGGACCGTGCACGGATCGCGGAGGCCCAGGCCGACGTGCGCCGCGCGAAGTCGAAGAAGGACCGCCTCGCCGCGCAGAAGCGGCTCCAGGCGGCCGAGGACAAGTACGACAAGGACCGCCGCAACGCCGCGCTGACGACGGTCAAGGAGGACAAGGCCATCGCCGACGGCAAGGCGAAGATCCTGTCGGCGACGAAGGCCATCAGCGCCGCGCAGGCGAAGCAGAAGGTCCAGTCGGAGTCGGCGCTGACGAAGTTCGACAAGGGCGTCGCGGGCGGCGTGAAGAACACGGGCGCGTTCATCGGCAACCTCGAGAAGCTCGCGTCGCGCGGCTACGTCACCCTGGCGCAGCAGCTCGCGCAGATGAGCAACGAGGACGCGGAGACGATCGCGGCGCAGGCTGCGTCGGCGTCCACGGGCACCCTCGACGGCATCGCGAAGAACGTCAACACGTCGCTCGTGCAGCAGCAGAAGCTCGACAACATCGAGGGCATCACGGCCATCCTCGGCCAGTTGCGCACGAAGAACGCTGGCGCGCAGGACATCGCGACCGCGACGGGCATGAGCCTCGACGACATCATTGCGGCCGCGAAACTGATCGACCTGAAGGGCAACAAGAACGGGTCACGTCTGCTCGCCGACCTGGCCGAGCTCGCGAAGAACGGCAGCCTCGGCGTCAAGTGGTTCGCGTCGGGTGGCTTCACCGGCATGGGTGGCACGTCGGACCCGGCTGGGATCGTGCACGGGCAGGAGTTCGTGTTCGACGCTGCTGCGACGCGGCGTTACGGGATCGCGAACCTTGAGGCGATGCGTCGGGGCCGGTTGATCCCGGCGCCGGCCGTGCAGGGACAGCAGGTCGCGGGCCGGTCATCCCTGGCTGGTCTCGTGATCGTCGGCACGCTCGATACGCCGTGGGGTCCGTCGCAGATCAAGGGCCTCGTCCGGTCTGAGATGGACGGTGCCGCTGCGGCGGCGAAGCAGGCGTCACGACAGATGAACGGAGTGAGGGCCTGATGGCGATCGTTTGGGGTGCCGCGCAGGCCGACTCGACCAACGCATTCCGCATCGGCTATGAGCTGACGATGTCGCCGTCGACCGTGTCTTCTGGCACGTCGTCGGTGACGTTGTCGGTGAAGCTGTACCTTGGCACGAAGTATTACGCGAACGACTCTGGCGTGGACTGGTCCATTGGGGCAGGGTTCTCGCCGGGGTCGGGGTCCAAGTCGTTCGACCACAACTCGGGCACGGCATGGTCGTCGTCGAATGTGACGCTGCTGGCGACGGTTTCGCGGTCGGTGAATACGTCGTACTCGGCGAACGTGACCGGGTCGGTCCTCGCGTGGGTGACGGGCTTGTCGGCCATCGCGGGTTCGGCGTCGGTGTCGGTGTCGTGGAACATCCCGAAGCGGCCGACGGGTACTCCTGCCGCGCCGACGGGGTGTAGCCACTCTCGCACGTCGGACACGCAGCACACGGTGACGTGGTCGAACACGTCCCCGACGAACGCTGCTGCGCCGTACCAGAACGTGCAGGTCGAGCGGCAGACGAACGACGGGTCGTGGGCGCGTATCGCCACGGTCGGTGTCGTCACGTCGTACACGGACAAGGGCACAGTCGCCAACCGGAAGTACCGCTACCGGGTGCGGGCGACGAACTCCGCTGGCGCGTCAGGGTATTCGACCGACTCATCGTTCTACACGACCCCGTCCGCGCCGTCGTCGGTTGCTGCTAAGAAGACGACCACGGGCGACATCGCCGTGACGTGGCCGGACCCGACCCCGTACAACACTGGAATCCAGGTCTGGCACGCCTCCGACGGCGTGTGGGAGTCGACGCCGCTCGCGACGCTCAGTGACGTGACGTCGTGGACGCACGCCTCGCCATCCACATCGGTGACGCACACCTACAAGGTGAAGTCAACGACCTCGACACCGTCGCTCGCATCGGCGTTCTCGCCGCAGTCGAACACCGTGCAACTGCTCGCGCCTCCGCTCGCTCCGACGAACCTGTCGCCGTCGAGCTCGGCCGTGGACGCCGTCAACCCGGTCGTCCTGTCGTGGCAGCACAACACCGCCGACACGACCGACCAGACCGCGTTCGAGGTGCAGCACCGCACGTCGGGCGGCGCGTGGGCGACGACGGGCAAGGTTACGTCCGGCGTCCAGTCGTGGACGCTGCCGGCGTCGACCTACTCCAACGGGTCGACGCTCGAGTGGCAGGTCCGCACGTGGGGCGACCATGTGGACCCGTCGCCATGGTCCGCGCTGGCGACGGTGCCGCTGTCGTCGGCGCCGACGGTCCTCATCAACACGCCCGTCGACGGCGACTCGTGGCTGACGTCGCGGGTGTCGGTGACGTGGGGCTACAACGACGAGGAGTTCAACCCGCAGGCGCGGTGGCAGGCCGTGCTCTACAACGCGGCTGGCGACGTCATGGAGCGCATCGACGGCTCGGGCGACGGTAACACTGTCGAGTTCGGGACCGCCGTCGCTGACGGGTTCACGTACTCGGTCGGCGTGATCGCGGCAGACTCGACGGGCATCTGGTCCGCCGAGGATGTCGTCACGTTCCCGGTCGCGTTCGCGAAGCCTCCCCGGCCCGAGCTGACGCTCGAGTGGATCGCTGACGCCGCCGCCGTGGCCGTCTCGGTGCACAACCCGCCGACGGAGATCGGCGAGGCTGACGCAGTGTCGGTGTCGCTGTGGCGGTCCGTGAACGGCGCCGACTGGGTGCTCATCGCGGACAGTATGGACCTCGACTCGTCCGCGACCGACTTCATCCCCGGCCTCGGCGTCGTCAACTACTACAAGGCGACCGCCGTATCGGACCTGCCGTCCGTGTCGGAGTCCATCGTTGAGGAGATCGTCACCGACCAGGCGCGCGCCGTGTGGGTGAACGCCGGCCCTGGCTTCTCGCAGGCGGTGCGTCTCGCATCGGCGGTGAAGGTCGATAAGACGTCGTCCCGGGCGAAGTCGCTGCGCAGGGTCGCCGGCCGGGAGTTCCCGCTCGAGGTGTCCGGTCAGCAGCGCACCCGCAGTATCAACCTGTCCGCGCGCCTGTGGGCGCCGACCCATCCGCGTGCGGCGTTGTCGTCGTCGTGGGACGAACTGGAGGAGGTGGCCGACATGATCGCGCCCGCCTGTTTCCGTTCGCCCGAGGGTGACCGGGTGTTCGTGTCGACGGGTGACCTGTCGGAGACGGACGCGCTGGACATGACGCGCGGCTTGTCGTGGTCGTTCGAGCGGGTCGACTATGCCGAGCCGACGGGTGAGGCGTTCGCGTGAGCGCCCTGTGGGTCTCCACTGACCCGAACCGCACGCTCGTCGCGGCTGACGATCCGCTGACTGTCAGCCGTGCCGAGTCGTGGCGGTGGGACATCCTCACCATCGACGACGCGCCGACGGACACCCTCGACGGCGTGGAGGGCGCGACGTTGAACTTCGTCGCTGACGCCCCGATGCGTGGCGGTGGCTCGCTGTCGTGGGCTGCCGAGCCGGGGCAGATCCGCCCCGACTGGCCCCGCATCCGTTTGCAGCCGTGGTATCGGCTCGAGACGCTCGTTGGGGTGTTGGAGTGGCCGCTGGGCGTGTTCCTGCCGGTGACGCCCACGGAGAAGTGGACCGACCAGGGCGTGTCGATCGACGTCGACCTGTACGACAAGACGCTCGTCCTCGACCAGGACCACACGACGCAGACGACCGGGGTGCAGAAGGGGTCGATCGTCACCGACGTCATCCGCACCATCATCACGGGCGCGGGTGAGGAGAAGCTCGCGATCGTCGACTCACCGGAGACGCTGTCGACTGCGATCGTGTGGGAGCCGGACACGTCCCGCCTGACGCAGGTCAACGACCTGTTGAAGGCGATCAACTACGCGCCGCTGTGGTGCGACGGGTACGGCACGTTCCGCGCCGAGCCGAACGTCGCCGCGAGCGCCCGCCCGGTGGCGCGTGCGTTCGCCGACGACGCGCGGGGCATCTACCTGCCGGACTTCTCCCACGCCCGCGACATGTTCGAGGTGCCGAACCGCCTGAAGCTCGTCGCGAAGGCCGACTCGTCCGCGCCGGCCCTGACGTCAGTGGTGACGAACGACGACCCACTGTCGCCAACGTCGACCGTGTCACTGGGCCGGGTCATCTCCGCGCAGGAGGACGACGTGGACGCGACATCGCAGGCGATCCTCGACGACAAAGCGGCCAAGCGGCTGCGTGAACTGTCGCGGGTCGCGTCCGAGGTGGCGATGGGCGTGTTCGCGCCGATCCCGCTACAGGTCCACGAGGTGGTGTCGTTCGTCAACGAGACGGCCGGCATCGAGGTTCTCGCGGAGGTGCAGAAGGTGTCCGTGTCGTTCGACCCGGACGGTTCGACCATGTCCCTGAACATCACGGAGGTACTGCCGTGAACTGGCGTTACGCGACCGTGACCGACGTGGCCCCGACGCGCATCACGTTCGACGGGGACGACGACGAGCTCGACGTCACCCCTGAGCACCTCGGATCGTCCTCGCCGCCGCTGGGTGCCCGCGTGTGGGTGCAGGTCACGGGCGGCGTGCCCATCATCCACGGCGTCATTTCCGCCTGACCCCACACATCTTAGGAGTCTCTCGTGGCGCTGCGTTCGTTCGCTCCCGGCCTCGCTGTCGACAAGGTCACCGGCAAGGGTGTGCCCGTCATGACGGCGAAGGTGCTGAACCTTGACACGGGCGACCCTGTCGACGTGTTCGACCCGGAGGACACCGTCAATCCGCGGTCGTTGACGACGAACCAGGCGGGCTACTTCGCGGCGTTCAAGGCTGACGCGGACCGACTGTCGCTCACGTTCGGCGGGGTGACTCTGTTCATTGAGGCGCTCGAGCTGTATGACGCGATCAAGGGTGACGCGGCTGCGGCAGCGTCGTCTGCGGCTGCCGCACAGACCGCAGCCGAGAATGCTGCGGCTGGCGCCACTGCGCCAACCAAGACGACTGTCGACACAATCATGGGCGGCGACACGACGAACCTCGTGCCGGCCGTGAACGCGCGGCGCAAGAAGGGGTCGACGATCACCCCCGACGACTTCACTGGCGCCAACGACAAAGCCAAGCTCCAAGCGTGCATCAACTACTGCGTTGCGAACGGTTACCCGACGATCGTGTTCGACCGGATGCTCGACATCACGGGGCAGGGGTCGGTCAGCATCGACAAGGTGCCGTCGTGGACGAACCGTACCGTCATCACGCTTGAGGGCTCTGGCGGCGGGATCGTCAAGAACGACGCCGGGATCATCTTCACCTCAGCGACCGCCAATACTGGCGACATCACGATCCGCGGACTGAAGTTTGCCTCCACGTCTGGCGCCGGCACCGTCGTCATCGACGGCGACAAACTGATCCGGCTCTCCCTGAGCGAGAACGAGTACCGCTCCGTCGACCGGGTCTTCTCGCAGACCACGGTCGGCCGATTCGCGCAGACCGTCCGGTTCCACAAGGAGCACGTGGTGGCGGGGACCGGGCCGGCAATCACGTTCCGCGAGTCCTATGACGTGACGGTCGACGACTGCCTGTTCGAGGACCGCACTGCCGGCGTGTGGAACAGCGACGGCACCATGACGGTGATCGCGAACCGCAATCTGCGAATAACCAAGAGCCTGTTCGAGAACATGTCCGGCGTCCCGATCAAGCTCGCCTATTCGTGGGGCTGCGTCCTCGATGGCAACTACTTCGAGTTCAACGGCGCAGCGACCGACCCGCAGATCGACCTCTACTCCCTGGCGGCGTCAGCGCGTCAGCGCGGCGTGGTGCTTCGCGCCAATCAGGTGCAGCAGACGACGGCGCAGAAGGCCGCTAAGGTCGGGTCGATCCTGATGGGGACGACGAACCCGCTGGCGCCACTGGTGTCACAGGCGAACGTCATGGACTCGGGCATCATGTGGCAGTTCGCTGCCGGCACGTCGGGCACCGTCGTGGGAACGGGTGACTATGTCGAGAACGGCGGGCTCGTCGTGTTCCCCGGCCAGGAGGATCGCTACCTCGCGCCGATCGGGCAGACCACGGTCACCACGGCGGGCCGGCCCAAGAGTCCCGTGATCGGGCGTGACGTCTACTTCGACACGACCCTCGGGAAGCCGGTCTGGCCGAAGACGGCGGGCACGAAGGGCGCTGTGGCGATCCGGTTCACGGCGGGCGCGACCGCGTCGGGGACGATCACCCTGACCATTTTCGGCGTCGCGTACAACGTGGCCGTGACGGCTGGTGACTCGACTGCGACAGTACAGAACAAGGTGGTGGCGGCGACGGGCACGTTCCTGCCGACGTGGTCACCGCGCGTCTTCGGCCTGTTCGCCATGCTCGACTCGTCCCAGCGCGGGCTCCTGTCTGGGGCTGTGACGTTCAGTGCGGGCGGCACGGGTGTCACGCAGGACTTTTGCGGCATCTACAGCCCTGGCACTGACCCCGTATGGGTGGATGCGACTGGTGCGGCGGTCTGACCCGGCGCATTCCCGCACGGCACCCATGAGCGTCCGCACCGAGTGCGGCACGAACCGTCCGCCGTCGAGTCGGATCGACAACCAGCACACCGGGCATTGCGCCCTTCCCCTGTCCATGCCTGCTCAGTACCCGAGCGGGCGTGGTTGATACATAGCGAAGACCCACCCCCGGCGCGGGCACGCCGAGGGTGGGTCGCCCGTCAGTGGCGCACGACTGGCTGCTGATACATCCCCGACCAGAGGGAAACCGTCATGCCCACATGCGAGAGCACATTACTCAGGGGAGACGGCGACGTGGACATTCCGCCTGCATTGATTCAAGGCATCGGCGCGAGTGGCCTAGTCGTCGCACTGTTCTGGATGCTCGCGAAAGAGATCCTCGTCACCGGCCCCGCGCACCGACGCGAGCTCGCCGAGAAGGACGCGCGCATCGCAGACAAGGACGCGCAGATCATCATGTGGCGCGCGGTCGGCGAGACAGCGCAGGCGCAGATGGCTGAGACGCTCGAACACTCCCGCCTGTCCGTGCAACTCCTGCAAGCCCTCGAGAAGCGCGCCCAGGAGAACTCATCCTCGCCGGGGGGTGGATGACGCATGTGGCGACGACACGACAAGCCGCCCAAGCCTGCCACCGCGCCGGCCAGACGTGACGAGGCCGACGAGCGCGGACTCGACGAGGCCCACGCCGCGCTCGAACAGGCCCTCTCACACTGGCCCGAAGTGACCCGAATCGCTGAAGACATCCGCGGCATCCGACGCCGCAACCACCTGGCCGACAAGGTTCGTGACGCGATGGGAGGCCACCCGCGATGAGACGGAAGATCCTGCGCCGCGTCGGCATCGGGCTCATTGTTGCCGCCGCAAGCGTGCTGCTGTGCGTTCTGGTGCCGCAGCCCATCCTGTACCTCGCAGCCCTCTGGTATGTGGCGCTGCCCTCGACGGCGTTCGTCATCGTCTACCACGCTCTGGCGCGCTGGTGGGAGTCGCCGATGGGGCAGAACATCATGCTCCTCATGGCGTCACTGGCGGCGCTGGCTGACCTGCTGCTCGTGAACGTGATGCTCGAACGCCCCGACTGGATGCGCTGGGTCTTCCTCGCGCTCTACATCGTCGTCGGCACTGCGATCTCGTGGCGCCTCGCCCTGCTCGTGAAGGCGCAGAGGCCCCGCTACCCACGCTCGTAACACTTCCGCTCGGGGACCACCGCTACATCTAGGAGGCTCCCGTGGCACTCAACGGCATCGACATCAGCGGCCACCAGGCCGACGCGACCGTGACGGAGTGGCTGCCCAAGGTCGACTTCGTCATCGTCAAGGCCACCGAAGGCAAAGGCGGCACGTCCGCGTCGTGGGCTGCCCGCGTCAAGCTCGCACGCGACGCAGGGAAGCTCGTCGGCCACTACCACTACGCCTGGCCCGTGAACGGTGGCGTGGTCGACGCGGCGCACTTCCTCGCCGTCGTGGGCGCGATCCCCGGCGAGGTCGCGGTCCTCGACTTCGAACCGTTCGGGCAGACCTCGCCCGCGTCGTCGTGGCCGCAGTACGTCATCGACTTCGCCGACGCCGTCCTCAAGGCGACCGGGCGCGAACCGTGGCTCTACAGCGAGGACTACCACCTGAGCGTCCTCGAGCAGCAGGCCACGCCGGAGCAGCTCGCACGCATCCGCCGTATGCCGTTGTGGAAGGCGGGCAACGGGAACGCCTACGTGGCTTCACCTGACGTCGACCCCGGCAACCTGCACGGCTGGCCGGCGTTGACGTGCTGGCAGTGGACGTCGACCCCGCTCGACCGCGACGTGTTCTACGGCACCGCAGCCGACTGGCGCGGCACGCCACCCCCGACCCCGACACCCGAGGAGCCTCCCGTGGCACGAGCAACCTGGCGCGGCGTGACCGTCGACTCGGAGACCGCCCTGTACCTGACCGCGGTCGCCAAAGAGGTGACCGTCATGGCGAAGGCTGCCGGCGTCCCCGACTGGACCGTCACCCCGATCCCTCGCTGCGGCTCCTACCAGACGACGACGGCCGCATCGGCAGGCACGCACGCGGGCGGTGGCGCGGTCGACATCAACGCGGTGGGACTGTCCGACCGGCAGGCCCGCGTCCTCGAGTCCGCTGCCCGGAAGATGGGCGGGACGGCTTGGTTCCGGCCCGCGATCTCGGGGCTGTGGCAGCGTCACGTCCACATCCTGCGTTCCGACTGCACCGACCTGTCCTACGCGGCCGGGAAGCAGGTCAAGGCTTACCGCGCCGGCTACAACGGCCTCGCGAACAACGGCCCCGACACCGGGAACCGTTCGTGGGTGAACGCGACGTGGGCTGCCGTGAAGGCCGCACAGAACGCCGTCGTCAACGTCGGGTCCGCGGTCGTCATCGACGCGAAGGTCAAGGGCATCCAGCACGCGCTCCGTCAGACCGTCGACGGCAAGCTCGGCGCCCAGACGTACCGCGCGGTGTGGCGTCTGTCGCTCGCGTCACGTGAGGGCCGGTCCGGGTTCCTGAAACTGTCCGACGCCGACCGGAAGGCGCTGCAGCGGGACATCGGCTGCCGCTGGGTCGACGGGAAGTGGTCGCTGGTCGGGTCGGAGATGCCTGGCCGTCTGCGTGACGCGGTCGGTGGTGTGCAGCGCGCGATGGGCCTCGACATCGACCGGGTGTGGACCGATGCCGACGAGGGCTACCAGTTCAAGCGGCTCTACACCGCGGCCGGTTTCAAGCCGTGAGCGTCGACCACCGTCCTTACCTCGCACGGAAGGCGCCGCTGATCCGGCGCGTCCTGTTCGCCGGCCTCGGGCTGTGCACTCTCGCTGGCGGACTGTCTGCCGGCGCCTTCGTCTACCTCACCACGAAGCCTCAGCGGCGCGCTACGTAGCGTTTCAGGGCTTCACGGATGACCTCGGAGAGCACGTCGCCGCGCTCCTCGGCCTTGGCTTTGGCGGCGTCCCAGAGTTCGTCCTCGACCTTCACGGAGCGCGGACGGCGCGGCGGACGCGGGGTCACAGCGAGCACTCTCCATCATGGTCGAGCAGGTTTGAGCATGGGCCTCGGTCGCAGCATGGGTTGTCAATGCGCCGCAACTGCTCGGGAGAAACGCTGACGATGAGTTCGATCTGCTCAACCACCTCGAACTCTGCTCCGTTCGGCATGGCTCGGCGAACCTCCTCGGCCGCCTCCCGAGTGGGGAACGGCTTGGAGAGGACTGCCACGCCGCGCGACTTGGCATAAAACCCTCCAGCGTCGAGGCGGATGCGAAGGCCCCACCCGCTCATGCGGCAAACCGGACCATGTCGCGGACCGTGCTGCACGAGACGACGTGGCCCGTCCGGTCGGTGATGTAACCGCCCTGGAACTTGCCGTCAACGATCGTGGCGCTCATGCGGGCGTTGCCAGCCGCATCGCGGGCCACGAGCTGCTGTCGCTCGGTGCTGACCGTGAGGCCGAGGGTCTTGGCGGTCTTGGTGATTCGCTGCGTCGTGTTCATGTCTCTAGTATGCGCCCCGTCCATACGTTCGTCAATACGTTTCTAGAAGAAAGTTGGGACCAATGCTGACCAAGGCATTCTGGCAGGCCACCGCCGAACGCGTCGTCTCGTCCATCGCAGGCGGCGCACTCGCAGCCCTCGGCTCCGACGCGATCGGCGTGTTCGACGTCGACTTCGGCAAGGTCGCATCCGTCGCGCTCCTCGCCGGCCTCGTGTCGCTGCTCAAGGCGCTCATCGTCGGGAAGGCCACCGACGGCGGCCCCTCGCTGGGTAACGCGGAAACCCTGAACCCTGCCGCGCCCGAGAAGGCCGTCGCGGTCCCCGAGGCGTCCCTCGGTGACAGCCTCGGCGATGGCGTCCAGGGCATCACGGATGGCGTCAACGGCATCGGGCGCGGCGAGTGATCGCACGCATCGTCGCCTGGCTGACCGAGCACATCCGCATCGGAGACGGCAAGTCCGGCGCCGCTAACGGCGGCTACTGGGGCGGCGTGTTCGCCCATGCGCTCGACATGCTCCGACGTGCCGGCGCGAAGGCCACCGCGTTCCTGCGCCGCGACAAGGGCGATGGCTCGTAAGCCCTGCCGCGCCGAGCTCGACCTGTACGGCGAGAC